ATTTTAATTTTTAACAAATATAATACTTTTTACAATATAGGCATGGATAGACCAGTCTATAAGATAACAATTGAGGATGAGTATGCCGATGGTGAAAACTTAGGTATAGAAATGATTGCATTTACTTCTAAGCCAGCAATAAAGGTTAAAGGTATGGCATTCAATTCTCATGTAGCTATGGCATTCAAGGATGATGTTAAGATGAGAGTTGTTGCACCAGCAATGATTCCTATGAACATCTACCGTAAAGATGAGGATGGAGAAGAGTATGATGTTCAATTCTCAGCTGAGGTTATTGAGCAAATCCATTCTAAGTTCATGCAGAATCTACAGAATAAAGACATCTTTAACTTAGAGCATGACACTACTAAGAAAGTCCCAGCTTACATCTTAGAGGCTTGGATAGTAGATAACCCTACAACTGACAAAGCATTCACTACTTATGGCATTGAAACCCCTAAGGGAACATTGATGCTAACAAGTCAAGTGACAGATAGAGCTTACTATGATGAGCTTGTTGAGTCAGGTCAAGTAGGCTATTCAATTGAGGGCTTTCTAGGTATGAAATTATCGGAACAATTAAAATTAAATACTATGAAATTACCTGATGGAGAGCATCTAATCGAGGATAAAATCTATGTTGTAAAAGACGGAGAAGTTATTGAGATTAAAGATGTACCTACAGAGATGGAAGCTGAATTATCAGCAGACCCAGCTGTGGAAGAAGAAGTGGCTGATGCTGAGGCTCAAGCTACAGAAGAAGCTGAAACAGAAGAAGTAGCTATGGCTATTGACCCAGCTGTAGATGCTGAGGCTATCATTGCTATTGTACGTCCTTTATTAGAGGAGCACATGAATTCAGTTATTGCTATGATAGCTGGATTGAAAAATCAAATTGAGGAATCAATTGCAATTGAGACTGAAGAAGAAGTAGCACCAATGGCGTTGAGCTCGCATGAAAAGTTCAAAGAATTTGTAAAATTTTCAAAATCAAAATAAAATGAATCGTAACCTAAAATTCAACTTGGATGTAGACGCAAATGCGTTATTAGCAGCCAACCCTGAGGAATTCTACTCTAAGGCATATTTGTCTAGCCCTGATATTCCCAACAACTTTAGAACTTTACCTGGTGTAAAGTCAAAAACCAAATTAGCAAATGTTGTATTTGGTCAAGTATTACAAGCATACAACTGTGGATTTTCTCCTAGTACAGATGTTTTAGATGCTATTGACATTGACGTATGTTCTTTGTCAGCAATGGCTGAGCTTTGTCAATTTGACTTAGAGCAATCATTCTTAGCATTACAAATGACTAAAGGATCAAATGGTGACTTCACTGTACCTTCTTTCATGTCTTACTACTGGAATGAAATGGCTATGGTTATTGGTCAAGATATTGAATTGTTAAGATGGCAAGGTAACACTGCTGGTGGTGACCCATTACTAGAGTTGTGTACTGGATACTTATTCCCAATGTTCTATGATGCGGCTATCACTGGCTTGTACGATGGTGTTGTTACTACTAACAATGTGTTAGCGGTTTTGGAATCTGTATTGAATGCGGCTCCTTCTTCTATTGTACGTAGAAAAGCTGACTTAAGATTTTATGTGTCTACAAATGTAGCTAATGCTTATGAGCTTGCAGCTGCAACTGGTAACACTCAGACTTATGTTACTCTACCATTAGGATTGACTTTCTTAGGAATCAATGTAGTAGCTTGTGAAGGTATGCCTGACAACACTATTTTGTTGACTTTGAAAAACAACCTTATCTATGCATTTGATGCTGAAGGTGACTCTAAGGCTTTAAAAGCTATCAACTTGTCTGACTCAGTTGCTGAGCCAGTATTGAGAACTCGTGCTAACATGAAGATTGGCTTTCACTACACTAACCCTTCTGAGATAGTGTTGTACAATGCATTCTACATCTAAGACATAATGGGAGGTAGTAATGCCTCCCTATTTTTTCACTTTAAAAATATAAGAAAATATGTGTGATGCACTCCAAACCATACAGAAAAGTTGTGATAACAACACTGGTGGTATTTACAAATTTTACGTCAACCTACAAGATAATGTAGACATGACTACGTTGTCAGTTGACCCAGCTGATGACTACTTAATTGATGCTTTAGACTTAGTAGTAGCGGCTGATCCATTCATTGAATTTGAATTCAGACGCAATACTTCAGGTTACACAGAAGAGTCAAATATTGACTTAATCAATGGTTCTTCTTTTGTGACTCAGACAATTAACTTAATGTTTCACAGACGTGAGTCAATCAAGTCTAGTGCTATTAAAGTATTAGGTTCTGGTCAGCAGTACTTGAGTGGTATTGTTCAAGATGCTAATGGCTTATACTGGTTCTTCCCTTACTTGCAGTTAACTGCTACTGGTGAAGGCTCAGGAACAGCTCGTGCTGATGGTTCTAAATATTCAGTAACTTTGCTTGCAGAGAATGAGTTTTTAGCTTACCAAATTGCTGATGCAGTTATCCCAGGATTGTTGTAATCTATTCTTTCTTCCATAGATAAAGAGGCCTTGCAGAAATGTAAGGCTTTTTTTTTAATTAAAATTTTCTATAAGTACAATATAGGTATGATATATCTTGAGAAAGACTCAACTAATAGCTTTGTGCTGACCTTAACAGAGGTCACAACACTATCAAATGCTTACTATTTATTTGAGTTTGAGGATGAATTTAACACAACATCTGACCCAATCTATTGGCAAGGTGCTGATACTTCATTGTGGCCTTCAAGATTTAACCTATTCACTATTGAAGACCCAGCTGATATTGACTTTATTAAAGGTCAGTACAGATACAAGGTCTATGAAAGCTCATCTCCTACATTAGATCCTACTGGATTGACAATGATTGAAGAGGGAAGGCTTGTAGTGGCTGGTGCAATTATTAACTCAATTTATGACTAATGGCTTGGTATAGTAGATTTATAGGCGAGAAGCCACAAACAACAACACAAGTAGTAGAAGGCTATCAGTCTTTCTCAACACCATTCGGAAGAGTAGGTGACGCTAACTTATCACTCCCTTATATTAATGGTAGATATCAGATAGCTGGCTACATTCCATTTGGTCAGGATAACATGTTCCCTGAGCTACTTAATCAACTCTACTACACATCACCTTTACATGGAGCAATAGTTGACTTTAAGACCAACTCAGTAGTAGGTGGAGGATACGTTCTTAAGAGTGAAGGAATGACCAATGAGGACAAGCTCAAACTCTACACATTTGAAAAGAAAATTAAACTTGGCAAAGTAGAAAGAGCAATAGCTCAGCAGTTGACTGTACACCATAGAGTTTACTTCAAATTATGCTACAATGCTAAGAGAGAGCTCTATAAGATTTACAATGTATCACCTGAGAAAGTAAGAATCGCTAGAGACAAAGTCACTTACTTCTTATGTGATGATTGGTCAGCTAGAATTGACGTAACATCTATAAAAAAATACCATCCTACAAATTCAGACCTTGAGCAGTTGTATGTTTACGAAATTATGACACTAGGTCAGGAGTGGTATCCATTGCCACAGTACACTAGTGCTCTTAACTTTGCGTTTCTATCAGGAGAACTAAGCTACTTTGCAAAAAGTAACATTCAAAATAGTGTTTTCCCTTCATTTGCTATGATGTTTCCAAAACGTCCACAGTCAGAAGAGGAGAAATCAATGATTAAACATACTATTGATAGGTTGAAAGGTGCGGCTAATGCTGGTAAGGCTGTTGCATTCTTTGCTAACTCAGCTGACCAATTACCAAAGATTGAATCACTACCTACAAATGGCAATGATAAGCTCTTTCACGAGGCATCGGCATTGAACACAGAGCAGATTTGTTTTGCTCACACAATTGACCCTATCCTTATGGGTGTTCGCACTACTGGATCACTAGGTGGAGGAGCTGACATCAAGCAAGCCTATGTCATCTTTGAGAAAAATGTAGTAATGCCACTAAGAACTCAGGTAGAAGAGATAATCAATGAGCTTTTAGAGATTGCTAAGATACCAGGTGAATACACAATTAACAACTTCCAAATCATCAATGAGACAATTGTAGAGATTGAAGGTGATGCAAGTAAAACAGCTGACGCAATTAACTCACTTAGTCCATTGGTAGCTACAAAAGTATTGAATGCAATGACTCCCAATGAAGTTCGCTCACTTGCATCCTTGCCTCCTATTGAAGGTGGTGATGTTATACCAACTGAAACACCAGCACTATGATCTACTTTATAACAGAAACTTATCTCAAAGTAAATACACCTATCACAGCGAATGTAGATGTAACAGATGTTACTCCTTACATAGCTACTCAGGCACAATTGAGAGTGATGCCTATCTTGGGTACTACTTACTACAATTACTTGCTTGCTGCTTATAATGCTCAGACACTTACCAATGATGAGGAGACACTTGTAACCTTCATTCAACCAGTGATAGCTTGGAGGTCAGCAGAGGATGCTATCTTTGGCTTGACTTATCAGCTTAAAAATAAAGGATTGCAGACTCAGTTCGGTGACTTCTCAGCATCTGTGAGTAGAAGTGAGGTTGCATTCGGAATGGAGCACTATGCACAAAAGGCTTCATTTTATGAGCAGAGACTTATCAGATATTTAATAGCTAACAAAGACCTTTATCCTGGCTTTACAGATGCCACTAACAGAGACACTGACCTTCGACCAATGATTGACCAGTGTTCTTGCAATTGTGTTGGTCAATGCCATAGTGGATGTCCTTGTGGAGGGATGAGAGAAAATGGTTATAACAATTCAATACTTATTTTGTGATGGGATTTAACGAGACAGCATTTACTATCATCACAGTCCTACTATCAGCTATAGGCTACTTCCTTAAGAATGTACATAGTGAGATAAAATCTGTAGTTAATGAGCAAAAAAAGATTATTAGTGATGTTGGTGCTCTAAGAGGCAAGATTGACCTGGTAGATAACGAGGCAAAATTTAGAAGTAACTCAATTGAGAAAATGACACAGCTTGAGATCAAGCATTTAGCTGAGCACATCAGTGAGTTGACACAATCAGTGAAGAAACTAATCGAAATACAGTTAATAAAATGACACTAAGAGACAGATGGTGTGCCAAGACTCCTAATTTTTGGCTTAGAGTTCGCAACTTATCAATCACTATAGGTACTATTGGAGCTGTATTATTAACTTCACCATTTGACCTTCCTAAATTAGTAGTAGATATGGCTGGCTATTTAGTAACTGCTGGCACTATTGGAGCTACACTTTCACAGTTAACAGTACAGAAATGATGTTCAATGTTATTATGGGAGCTGTATGTGGTATGGTGTTAGGAATCATTGTAATCTATTATTATGAAATATAACTGGCTAGAAGAGGAAAAATCTCCTAGAATCTTAGTGCAAGCTATCAAGTTGATAGGTACTAAAGAGATAGTAGGCAAGCAACACAATCCTATCATATTAGAATGGGCTAAAGAACTTGGACTTAAGATGTACACAAATGATGAAATCCCCTGGTGTGGTTTATTCATTGCATACTGTGCTCACAAGGCTGGTGTTGAGGTAGTAGATAGTCCATTGTGGGCTTTGAACTGGGGTAAGTATGGCACACAAGTTAATCAACCTATGCTAGGTGATGTATTAACCTTTAAGCGTGATGGAGGTGGTCATGTTGGTATCTATGTTGGTGAGGATAAGACACACTATCACATAATTGGTGGTAATCAAGGCAATGAAGTAAGCATTATGAGGATAGCTAAGAATAGAATGCATGACGCAAGAAGAACAGCGTGGAAAATAGCACAGCCATCCAATGTAAGAGTAATAAAATTAGAGAGTCAAGGTAGAATAAGTCAAAACGAAGCATAATGAAAGAGCCAAAAAAGAAAAAAGACATCAACATCAACATTGATACTAAGAATGTAGATATTAAAGTGACACGAAAAGATGGCGTTACAGACGTTAAAGTTGACACAGATAAAGTAGACGTAGACTTTCACAAAGAAAGTGACTCTAAGAGCTTAAAAGTAGATACTGAGAAGGTAGACGTACAAGTTACCAATGGTGAGGTGAATGTAGATGTGAATGAGCAGTCAGGCTTTGTAGGAAAGTTGATAAAATTCTTACTCAGAAGAAAAAAATAATTATATTTGTACCGCATGTATATTGTTTGGTTACAATAACACCTAAGAGGGATGATCTAGTGATAGTTTATCCCTTTTTTTATGCAATCAAATGTTAAAATATGTTAAAATGTTTGCATATATGAAAACAGTTACTAACTTTGTTTCATAATTATTAACACAAAAAACAATATCACATGCAAGGAACAATCATTTATTTATTAGTACTGTATTCAATAGTAGCAACAATCAAAATTTTAACCCTTAAAACTAAGTAACATGCAAAATTTAATTAATCACATTATTACACAAGAAAAACATTGCTGGGACATGTACCTATGGGCTATGAGTCAATTTGGAAAAGAGTCAGAGCCAGCAACAAGATGGAAGTCTAAGTGGCATGAGTATTCTCAAATGATAACTCAGTTTAACTTAACTGCTCGCACTAGGAGAAACCTTAGCACATTCAAGTACAAGAAGTACACAACTGTTAAAACTTGTGAACTATGATTTGCCCTGACTGCAATGGTGATGGAGTAGTTGAGGTACACTACTGCACATTTGGTAATGAAATTCACTACACAGAAGAAGAGTGTGGATGTAACAACGGACAAATTGATGAAGATGAACTTAGCTGAAATTGAATCCTACTGGGCTAAGAGAGGCCACTTTGACATTCAACTATACATTAACTACCTAAGAGCTAAGAATGAAAACATACAGAGTTACAATGAAAGACAAGTCCTTCAAGATAGTGAAGGCATACGATCAACACCATGCCATTCTGCTAGTGGACAGATGGCCAGTATTAATCTTGAAAATTGAAGAGCTATGACACCAAAAGAAAAAGCAATAGAGCTATTAAATAAATACAATTCACTTCAAGTAAGTTTTTATAAAAATCAAGACCCATCTTATGGATATGCTAAACAATGTGGTTTAATTGCAGTTGATGAAGTTATGTGTGAGGTAACAGATGAAGATGATTTTAGCTGGTGGAATAAAGTTAAACAAGAAATCGAATTATTATGAAAGCAACACACAGAGTATGGTTAGAGGACTCAGTAGAAGAGTTAGGTGGATTTTGGTGGTATTGCTACCTAGACCATAATGGATGTTTACAAGATGAGAAGTATCATGATGACCTACCAGAGACACCACAATGGTATATTAACAATGGTTATAAAGTAGAGAAACTATGATAAAGGTAGGGAGTGATTTTAGTGGAGTAGGAGCATTTAATCAGGCTCTCAATAGATTAAGTATTGACTTTGAAGAAGTATTCGCTTGTGATATGGATAAGTATGCTAGGCAGACTTTCATTCATAACTATGGAGAGCCTAAATACTATCCAAAAAATGTATACGATAGAGAGATACCATCTGACTCACTTGACATCTACATGACTTCACCACCATGTCAAGCGTTTAGTTTAGCTGGTAAGAGATTAGGTAAAGATGATAAGAGAGGTGTGTTATTCTTTAACTCTCACGAATTTATCCAAGAAAATAAACCTAGATTTTTTATATTTGAGAATGTCAAAGGTCTACTTTCAGATGATAGTGGTAGAACATTTCAAGAATGGATCAATCATTTAGGTGGCAAATCAGTCAATAGTGTGCCAGTAATCTTTCCTACAGATGAGGCTGTACCTTATCACATTTATTGGAAAGTTTTGAACGCCAAAAAATTAGGAGTTCCACAGAATAGAGAGAGAGTTTTTATCATTGGTATTCGTGATGATGAGGATAATGTTTTTGACTGGCCGCAAGAAGTTTATTTGACTACTAGACTTAAAGATGTACTTGAGAATGAAGTAGATGATAAGTATTTTTTGAGTGAGAAATTAAAGCAATGGATTGTAATTCACAGAGAAAAAAGGCAATCTTCCAATCCATATCCTATTTTTGATGATGTAATATCATCTCCTTGCATCACATCTCATTATGGCAAATGTGGAGCTGAGGATCCATATATTGCTATCAAATCAGGTACAGCAAAAGGTTATGAAGAAGCTACTGAAGGAGATAGTATTAATTTTGGCTTTGCATCCTCAGAAACAAGAAGAGGAAGAGTTGGTAAAGAAGTTGCACAAACATTAGACACATCTTGCAATCAAGGTGTAATTATTCCTTTATTTCAATATGGTCAAGGCTCAAGAGATGGAAGAATGGTTTATGACAAAAACGGCATTTCACCATGTATGGTTACAGGTATGGGTAGTGGTGGTGGAGTTACACCAAGTGTGATAGTTGGAACTTGGAGAACACACAAAGATGGTCAAGGTTTTCGTGAGACAGAGGATAATAATTGTCCTACTATACCAGCAAGAGCTAGAGAGGATGGTAGTGGACAAGCTGTGATAAGTGATGGTTTCAAAATCCGTAGACTAACCCCTCGTGAATGCTTTAGACTAATGGACTTTCCTGATTCATTCACATGGCCAGTATCAGACTCACAAGCGTACAAGCAAGCTGGCAACAGCATAGTAGTAAAATGTTTAGAATTAATTATTAACAATCTTAAAAAATTATAAAATGCTAAAGAAAATCAAATACATGATAGAGCTCCACAACCTATGTGATAAAGGTAGACATAGAGAGCTGGTGTACAAACGTAATTACATCTACTCTGAGCTGTATAAGTTAAACATTAATCTTACTCAGATAGGTAAAATGCTGGATAAAGATCATGTCACTGTCATGCATGGACTAAAAGTAGACAAGCAATTTCAAAACTTTGACAAGATTTACAATGACATAATTGCACCTATTAAAGAGTATCTCTATCCACCAAATGAAATACATAAGTACTCTATCTTTGAGGATGTTATCAAGTGTAACAACACCACAGATTTAAGGATAATTAAGGAGAGAATAGCTAACAATCAGTACTTAGAGCGTGACAACTGACAACTATTCTTATAGGGGGTAGCTAGCTTTTTTAAAAAAACAAGGGGGACACCCCCAAAAAAAGTTGTCTAGTTGTCACGCTTTTGCTGTAACTCAATAGCAGTATAGCTTATAGGCGTGACAACTACTTTTTAAGTTGTCCCATAGTTGCCACGTTTGTCACGTATTTGGATAATTAAAAATTATTATTACATTTGCAAAGGGGTTGTCGGAGGCATCCACATAAAAAGTTTTCTTGCTACTTTTCCCCTTCTTTTTTTTTAGCAAGAATAAAAACAAGAGTTATGAAAAAAATATCTGTATTCAAGTCACTATTTAAGTCAAAAGAGACTCCATTCAATCTAAACCCAGCTGAGGTAGTTGCTAGAATAAGGTTAGGAACTGAGGAACTTAGAGAAAAAATCAATCTAATTAGGTCAGTAGACAAGAAAGACCCAAGATATTCAGCATCTAAAAAAGAACTCAATGCAATTATGTTCAATGGTACTTTCTCAGAGAGAACAGCCAAAGGATTGATTGAGCACTCAGGGCTTTGTGTCTTAGACTTTGATGGTTATCCATCTACTGAGATAATGCAAGCTGAAAGAGAAAGATTGATTAATGACCCTTATGTTATAATAGTTTTCACTTCCCCCGGTGGAAATGGACTAAAAGCTGTCATAAGAATACCTGAGTCAACAGCTGTAGAACATAAGAGAAGGTTTTTATCCTATGCTGAATACTTTAAATCAGAATATTTTGACTCAAAGAATCAAGATGTTAGTAGAGTATGCTTTGAATCTTATGACCCTGAGGTATATTTTAATGAGTTTTGTTTAGTATTTGAAGGAATTACACAAGATAAAGGATTTGAATATATTGAAAAACCTCCAGTGTGCATCCTTCAAGATGAGAATAAGAAGCTAGAACTTATTGAAAAGTTTAAATTTAAAACTTCATTCTCAGATGGCTCAAGAAATTACTTTATTTTTGAAATAGCTTGTTGTTTGTCAGATTATGGAATTAACCAAGATGTAGCTGAGCAATATTTATTTAATAATTATGAAACAAATGAAGACTTTACTCACTCTGAAATGCTATCTACAATTAAATCAGCATACAAAAAGAGCAACTTTAACAGCAAGTACTTTGAGGATAAATTAACTATTGACAGAATCAAGCTCAAAGTTAAGAATGGAGTAGATGATGAGCAAATAAAAAAAGATCACAACATAACTACAGATATTTTAATTGATATAAAAGAGGATAGTGGTAGTGATGATATTTTTTGGACTGTATCTAAAAAAGAGATAGTAACAATTGAGCCTTTAAAATATAGTAATTTTCTAGTAAAAAATGGATTTAATAAGTTTTATCCTGAGAATGCTGAGAAACCTACATTTGTCAGAGTCATTGAAAACAAAGTTAGGTTATCATCTATAGATCAAATTAAAGATTTTGTGCTTACCTACCTAATTAAGAAAGGACAAATTAATATTTGGAATCACTGCTCTAGGTCACCTTATTTATTCTCTGAAAATCATCTTAACATGATTGACTCAGTTAGTCTTAAAATGTTGCAAGATGGTCATGACCATAGCTATTTACCTTATTTAAATGGTGTTGTTAAAGTGACAAATGATGAGACTAAAGTATTAAGTTACATTGACGTTGAAGGCTACATTTGGGAGAATCAAATTATAAATAGAGAATTTCACCTGGTGAATGACTTTAATAATGACTTCTTTGACTTAGTTCAAAAGGTATCTAATAATGAGCCTAAAAGAATATCAGCATTACAATCAACACTAGGTTATTTAATTCATGGCTATAAGGATAGAACAAATCAAAAAGCAATTATCTTTAATGACCAAGAAATTGATGAGAATCCCAATGGAGGTAGTGGTAAGTCTTTAATGTTGACAGCTCTCAATCACATAAGAAAGACAGTTAAAATAGATGGTAAGCTCTACAATCCTACTAAGTCAGATTTTTTATATCAAAGAGTCAACTTAGATACTCAGATTTTAGCATTTGATGATGTGGTTAAGAACTTTAATTTTGAGCATTTATTCATGATAGTATCTGAAGGAATCACTGTTAATCGCAAAAATAAAGATGAGGTGTTTATTCCATTTGAGAGGTCACCTAAAATAGTCATAACTACTAACTATGTTATTCAGGGAGCTGGAGGTAGTCATGATCGTAGAAGACATGAAATTGAGTTTTTTCAATACTTTAACTCTACTAACTCACCTCTTAAGCATTACGGTAAGCTATTATTTGACCAATGGAGCACAGATGACTGGTTAAGATTTGATAATTACATGATTAAAAACTTACAGCTATACTTAAGAGAGGGACTTACTAAGTCAATAGGAATCAATGCCGATGCAAAAAGATTTATTCAAGCTACTAGCAAAGACTTCTATGACTTCATTAGTGAGAATGTACTTGTCAAAGATGTAATGTACTATAATAGCGAATTATTAAGCTCTTTTGAGGTAGACTACAATTATAAAGACATGACTCCACAGCGTTTCTCAACATGGTTATTTCAGTATGCTAAGCACAAAGGTTATAAAATTACAAAAGATAAAAATCACAAAGGTAGATACATAATATTTTCAGAACTATGATAATAAATTACAATCAAGAAGAACAATGGAGGTCTGAGAGACTTCAAAATGTTAAAAATAAAATAGTTGGCTATTGCTTTGATGAAGAAATCTTTAGCATAACTGACCACAAAGGAACTTTAGAAGTAGAATGGATAATTCCAAATCCACATCAAGGGTTTATAAATTTACTAAAAGAATTTTGGGAACTTGAAAATGAGCATTTAGTTGAAAATTATTACAAATCAAAAGCAATATGACACTTCAAGAATTCACAAAGATTTGTATTGACTTAGAAATGCAAGGACAGAATCCTTTGTTTTTAGGAGCAACTGTAAAGAAATACAAAAAGAGACATAAGTTATTAAAATCAAAAGATGTCATAAAAACAGTCACCGAAACATTGCTAGATGAGAATGGTATACCATACACTAAGGTGACCAAAGGAACTAGCAAAAAGGTAAATGATACTAATGCAATTACTAAACTCATAGAAGACTACATGATAGTAATGTACGGATGTTTAGATGTCAGGAGAGTATCCAGTGAAGGTAGATGGAGAAAAGATGCCAGTAAAAAATCAGGAGGTTTCTTTCTTAAAGGACTTAATAAAGGGATGGCAGATGTTGAAGGCACATTGCTAAATGGTATAAAATTCGCAATTGAATTGAAAGCTAGTAAAGGTGATACTCAGAGAAAAGAACAAATACAACATCAATCAAATTTAACACAGTCAAAAGCTATCTATTACCTATGTAGATGGGTAGACTTTGAGCAATTCCAATTAGAAATAAACAATTTAA